ATCCGCGCCCCGCAGGCGTCGCAGGGAACGTCCACCTGCGTGTCGATGCCGCCGTCCACGCGGAGCATCTCCTTGCGGAGCGCCGAGCGGTCGCCCATCGTCATTTCGTTGAGGAGCTTCTTCGAGGGCGGCTGTCCGTCGATCTCGACGATGCGGATCATCATGGCCGCCGTGAGGGTCGGCTCTTTCAGCGCGGCCAGGCGCTTCTCCTTGTGGCCGTCGAGGTAGCCGAACTTCACGATCTTGCCCGACCCGGGGAGGGTGAACTCGAACTCCCGCTGCTCGCCGTACGGCGTGACCTCGAGGTCGTTGAGGTCGATGGTCACGTACGTGACTTCGCCGCAGCCGGGATTCGGACAGGTCAGCTCGAGGTCCGCCTCGTCGCCGAGGGAGATCCCCCGCAGGCGCACGAGGGCGAAGAGCCGGTCGCCGGAAAGGAGATCGAGGACGTCCTTCATCTTCGGCTCGTCGTTCTCGCCCAGGCGTTTCATGCAGTTGAGCAGCACCTGGTTGATCCCTTCGCCCCTCTTCATCAGGCGGCGGTTCGTAAGCAGGTCCTCCTCGACGCCCGTCATCTCGACGAGGTCGATCTCGATGCCCGAAGGCAGGGTGAACGTGTGCATCGGTTCCTCCTTTCGTTGGGGCCAAAGAAGAAGCCCGCCGGCGAAAGACCATCTCTCGCTGCGACGGGCTTGATCCTTCAACATCCGCTGACGTGTCTCAGCGGACTTGAGTCGTCAATGCCGGCGGTACTTCTTCAGGGTCGTTCCTCGTCTCCCCTAACGTTAAGATGGCCGGCGCGTCCACGCGTCCGGCTCGTCGCCTTTCTGGCTGGCCACTCACGGCAGTATCGTTCTTGTCCTCAATGACCGTGAGCTTACACTCTACTCTCTTGAATCGACGAAGTGGGACCGCGACGAAGCCGTATGGGTCTGCGCCGACGAAGGCATCGAATTCGCTAAGCGCCTTGCCACTTCCGCCAATTGTCATCATCAGGAACCCTGAGAGTTCTGTCCCTTCGCGTGTCAACACCGTTACTGCTGGCCTGCCACTTGGGTCAAGTCTCTGGGGCTCGACAAGGATGCGCGAGATTCTGCTGAACTGGACTTCGTGACGCACGTCGTCATCTCGAACGGTCACCTCTTTGGTAAGGTAGAGGCGCGGCACTTTGATACCCACGTACCCAACTGTCCCAGCTCGGTTCGTCGCCATGCTCTTGTGGTGGTCAAGCAGTGACAGTCCCGAAAGGCGCAGCTGTCTGCCGTCGGCAACAACTTCTGCTCTCAGCGCCTTACCCGCGTTGTAGTGCTTCATCGCCTCCACAGATGACCGCAGGTGAGCTGGTGCGTCAAGCACGGTCAGCGACACAATGGACTTGACTCTGATAAGCACTTTGTCCCCGTCGCGACTCGATACGGCGATCTGAGTGTTCTGGATCGCACCTTTGGCTGTACTACCATCAGCGAATGTGACCTTCAGCGTGTTGCCGCCCTTCAGGCGAGTGAATGACAGTCGCGGAGAAAGGCTAAGCAGTTGGACAAGCTGTTCGCCCGGCTTCTGGAAGGTGAACAACCACGGATGGCTCGTCACGTGAAGGTAACCGTACGAATTATTGATCTCGTTGAGCCGGACCACCTGATCAGAGCCTGCATCAGTCTTGACTCGTATGACGACGCCCTCCCTGAAGGGATGGTCCTGCGAGTACGCTGCTGAGAGAGTAGACAGAAGCCCTGCGACCACGAACCCGACAGTATCCCATGCCTTCATGTGGTCCTCCGATCACCATCGGCGCTATCCCGCTCGGTGATAGCTGCCGGGTTCACAAACAGAACAGGCACTAGGAGCACACCCCACATAGCTCCTGTCCCCAGTAGACGAGAGCCGCTGATCACAGCAGGCTGGCCGTGGGCCGACACGCCTGAACCGTTCGGGCTACAGCAGCTAAGTCTACTCAGCCACCTAACAGGTGTCAAGAAGCGGGTGCCACCTGGGTCGTTAGTTCGACCGAAGCTGTGTTGCGCTCAGGACACCGGGCCTCCTCCCAAGGGTCACCCTCACTGCGGAAGCATAGCGCGAAAATGAGCATTGCTCAGTCTCCCTCCGTCCAGTACTGATAGCATAGGCTCAGTTTCTCGATGGTGTTCTCGGTGTTGCCGCCCTCGAGGTCGTCGTACTCGAGGACCTTGATCCAGGCGCCGTGGAGGGTCCAGCGGCGGGTCTCCCTCCCTGCTCGGTCATAGCGCACGATGTCGATGTCGCGGCTGTACTCGTCCGGGAGCTGGCCGACCGCCTCGTTGACGTCCACCTGCTTCCTGATCCAGTCCAGGGCCGCCGTGTCGGAGCCGTCCTGGAGGACGCCCTTCTCGAGGGTGACGTCGTCGAACTTCACGCGGCCCGCGACCTTCTGGTCGAACATGGACCCGGCCGGGGCGAAGGCCACCTCCTCGAACTCCGTCTTCGGCTCCGTGCCCTTGCGGAAGAGCGCCACGTCGAAGCCGTTGACCTCGATGGCGAACTGCCAGCTCTGGAAGAGACTCTTCGGCATGTTGCCGCTGCGCATGGGGACTCGCCTCCTCTATGCGGTCTGGAAGACTTCGGTGAAGCTGCCGCCGGTCTGGACGAGCACGAAGTTGAGCTCGACGAACTCGGCGGTCTTCGTGGGCTTGACGAACACCCGGCAGACCATCTCGTTGCGGTCGCGGTGCGCCGGGGTGTTCGTCTCCTCGTCGCACTGCACCGCGTAGTCGTAGACCCCGCCGTTCTCCTTGATGGTCTGGAGGAACGGGCTGATGAGGCGGACGAGCGCCCGCCAGGACTGGGCGTTGTTCGGCTCGAACACGATGAAGCGGCTGGACTCGGCGATGGCCTCCTCCATGTACATCATCAGCCGGCGCACGTTGACGCGGTCGAGCGCCGACGGCTGGGACTGGAGTGTCTTCTGGCCCCAGATGTTGATGCCGCTGTCGGGGAAGCTCGCGATGACGTTGACGCCCTCGGGGTAAAGCACGTCGCGCTCGCCGCGTGAGGTCTTGTAGCCGAGGCCAACGGCGTTGAAGACGCGGCCGCGGTCGATGCCCGCGGGTGCGTACCAGACGTGGGTCTTCTGGTCGCTGCGGGCGTAGCAGCCGCACACGGCGCCCGACGGCGGGACGAGCTTCCTCTGCGAGGTGACGGGGTCGCTGATCTGGAGCCAGGGGTAGTAGAGCGCGGCGTAGCTGGAGTTGAACGCGGCGTGGGTGTAGCCGCCCTGGCCCTTGCGGAAGTCCACGGCCTCGAGCGGCTCGAGGGAGACCGGGCACTCGGCCACGAGCATGCAGTCCTGGCGCCCCTCGCAGTAGGCGATCCCCGCGTGAAGGACGGGAGCCGTAGCGACCCCGGGCACGGCCACCATGTTGAGCGCGTCGATCTCATCGAAGGCGTAGAAGCCCGTGTGGCTGGCGGGGTCGCCGATGTAGTCGGCGTCGACGAGGCCGGCCAGGCCGTCGTCGCCGCCGGACAGGCCGAACTCCCCGAGCACAGGGCGGTCGCCGGGCGCGGCCGTGGGCGAGGTCTGGTCGAGGACGGTGATGTAGTCGGACTTCTCGTTGACCTTCAGCTCGACGAAGTTGACTGCCGCCTCATCCATCGACAGGTCGCGGAAGATCTCGACCACCTGCCCGCCGAGCTTGACCGTCAGGTTGAACTCGGTGTCCGGGTTCAGCGTGCCGTCCGAGACGACCACGGAGATCCCATCGCCCCACGTGCCCTCGTCGATGGCATCGACCTGGAGGGTGTCCTGGGCATCGCCCCCACCCTCGAGAGCTGTCTGCGTGACGGCGCTCACCGCACCCGTGTCAGAAGTCGCGGCCACGACGAGCGCGGAAGCCTCGGCGTCGGCATTGACGGCCGCGATCACCTCGTCCGCGGTTGAGATGCACGTGCCCGAGCCGTCCGTGGCCGCGTTGATCGTGATGTCGGTGCCGGAGACCTCGACGGACAGCGGCGTGTCGGTGCCGGCGATGACGATGGCCACGGTGATCGCGTTGCCGGCGGCGCCGGGCTCAACGGCCGTCCACGTGATCTCGTCCGTGCCGCTGACACCCGTTGCCTTGCTCGCCTTGACGCCGGAGCGATCCTTGAGCGTGCGGGTGGCCTTCACGGCGGTCAGCGTGCTCTTGTCCGTGATGTCGGTGTAGTGAGCCACGCGGTTGACGTAGAGCACGTTCCCGCCGTTGTCGAAGAAGGCCCTCGCAGCGTAGGCGAGGTACCCGTCGGTGGTGTAGGCGCCGTACCTCCTGACGAACTGCTCCCAGCTCGTCACGAGGCCGACCTGGTTGATGGGCCCCTTCTCGGCCACGCCGATGAAGCCGGCGGACGACGTGGACAGGTGCTTCACGTAATGGCTGAAGTCAACTTCTCTTGTGAAGACCCCGGGGCTTGAATATCCGGCCATGCTCGGCTCCTTTCTGGAGAATGGTGAGCATATCGTCTACTAGTGCGAGGCAGTTCTCGTGAACATCGTCCTCGGCGCAACGGAAGAAGGAAAACAGGCGGCCTCGGAAGAACGCCGCCCGGCGCATGTCGCCGATACGTGCCCGCTCCAGGCTATGCCAGTACTTGCCTTCTGTCTCGACGACCGCGTTGAAGCGCGGCAGGAAGAAGTCGACGGTGAACGGGCCGATGCGGTACTGCGGGAAGAACGTCACGCGGCGGGCAGTGAGGGCCTCGCGCATGAGCCGCTCGATGGTTGTTTCACCTGCAAAGTGGTGCCAGCACTTCCTGCTGCAGAAGCGGGTGTATGCACGCGACGGGTAGACGTAGAACTGTTTGCCGCAACCCTCACATGTCTTCCAGATCCGTTTGCGCCGGTAAGCACCGGAGCAGTACCAGTTGCAGAACTGACGTGGTTGGTTATCCACGATCTCACGTCCGCAGTGAAGACACCGGGAGACGATCCGCACGCGCCAAGCCTCGATCTTGCACTGCCTTGAACAGAATCGCGTTCCCGCCAGGCTGCGCTGGAGCTTCATCACCTTGCCGCATTGCTGACAGACTACGGTGACCCGGTTCCTGGCCTGATGGGCGTACTTGCACTCACGGTTACAGAAGCGGGCTGAGGAGCGAGATGGTGGCTTGAAGAAGGTCTTCCCACACCACTCGCACACCAACTCGACCTGTGTACTCTCCCTGGGCACCGCTGCCATCCTTTGCTATCGCACCCTCGCTGAGCATTCCCTGGATCAGGGCTCAGATTAATCAGAGCAGACGCCTGCCGATGGTCTGCCATCAGTAGGCTTTTCCCCTATCGCGGGTGCCATGGGCCTGGGAACAGCCATGTGCGACGGTTCCACAGGCATCCTGTGAGCGTCCGCCTTGCCCAGGACGATGAAGCCCCGATCGGCGGCGCGCCGCATCTCAGCAGACACGTCCCTGTCCTCGATCTCCGTCCGGCCCCTGGGCCGCAGGTGCACCGAGCGCTTCGAGTTGGCGAGGTGCAGCGTCAGGGGCTGGAACTTCAGGTTGCGGATCTGGACCATCGGCTGGGGCCTCCTATGAGCTTGGCGGCTCGTGGGTCCGGGGCTCGTCCAGAGCTGGACCCTGGTACTCGAAGATGCGGGTGAGGATCAGACCGCCCGTCTCGACGACGTCGCCGTAGACCGGGCAATCCTCGATGCGGTACTTGCCCGACGACTGCTTGAGGTTCGTCAGGTTCACCCGCGCCAGGCCGCCCATCGGGGTCAGCTCGGTCAGGTTCAGCTTCTCTCTTCTCTCCGTCCGGCGGGATCTCGATCTCTCGATGGAAGGCGAAGAAAGTCACGATCTTCGCTACGAGATCGACCAGATCGGCCTCCTTGGCCGTCGTGACCGCGAAGTCGAAGTCCAGGTGGTAGAAGCGCGGGTAGGGCCGCTCCTCGTAAGTCAGGGCGTCGGTGTCCTTCACGATCTCCTGCGCCATGGTCCGCCGGCCCTTGTCCTCGACGAGCATCGGGCCGTGGAGCAGGAGCGACGGCAGCCGCGGGACTTCCTCACAAAGGCCTCAACGACGTCCCTAACCGAGAACACTGCGGATCGCCTCTCTGTAGTTCTCGAGAACCTGGTCGCGGTACTGCTCCATCACCGGGTGCAGGAAGGGCCGCGCGGGAATGACGATGACGGCGCCGTTCGGGTGCTGGATCGTGGCTCCGAACTCCATGACCGCGCCGATGTTCACG